AAAGTAACTCGGGCAGTAACGGGGAAAACATCGAATCAACTAGGTTCAATGCTATTACTCAATATCGAGCTCAGAATAGATTGCTAACCCCAGACGATTATAGAAGTTTGGTGTTATCATACTTTAGAAATTTACAGGCCATTAATGTTTGGCGAGGCGAAGATAATTTTAAAAAGCAATATGGCAAAGTTTTTATTTCCGTTAAACCATATTATGCTGACAAATTATCAACAAGCGCAAAGAAAGAAATAGAACGAAAGTTATTAGAAGATAGCAAACGTCTTGGTGCCGAACCTGTTTTCGTGGACCCAGAATTTATTAATTGCGATATTGAAATTATCCTGTCTACAAATGTAGCTGATTATAGCGTAGGTGTAACAGAATTGCAAGAACGGGCAATTCAAGCTGCGACGAAATTTAGCGAAGAATCACTTAATATTTTTGGTAACTCGTTATCAGATGTTGAATTGAACGACAGAATTCGTAAATCGCATAATGGGATTGTATCATCATATACAAGAAAAACGTTCAGAAAGTCAATAGATATTTCTTTAGCAAGTTCTACAGCAAATTACGTGTTCTTTGGTAACCCAGTTATAGTTGGTTCAGTATTATTTGAGTTCTCGGACAACTATTATAAATGGAAATGTTACGATGTTGATGGAAAGATTGTTGCCGAGACAACAAATGTCGATAAAAAAATAGTAAAACAAATTGGTAATATTGACTATTCAACCGGAAATATCTCGTTTGTGGTACCAGTCAATATAAACGAGCGTAGAACCATTGAAATAAAATGTGTACCAAAAAATCCCGATGTAGTATCGTCGTTTAATAACATCGTTAGAATTGCAACTGTAAGGATTGGCAAATGAAAAACACAATTATTCCTATCTTGGAGAATAGGTTCCCTTCATATGCTAAAGGGTATAAACAGTTCAAGGAGTTCATGATTGCATATTTTGAATACCTCGAACAATCTGGAAACCCAATCGAGTATGCAAATTCATTTTTAGACAATACCGACAGTACTAACGAAACTGCGCTATATTGGGACAAGATTCTAGCAGATATTGGCTGGAAGCTCGACTTACCCGACACAATCCAAAAACGAATTTTTGTATTGTTTGTAAGAGATTATTATTTGTCGCGAGGTACAAAACAAAGTCTAAAATTTTTGTTTAAGTTATTATACTCGGAAGATGTGGATGTATACTATCCCCGCGACGATATGCTAGTATTGTCTAACGCAGAATATACACATAATACAATTATGGTCGTAAGTGATATTTCTGATTATAACACATTCAGAAAATTGTCAAACTCGGCCAAGGATTTTGGGTTAATTGGTGAGGGCGTAATTAGCAAGTCAAAAATGATTGTTGATAATGTCGTTCGTTCCCGAGGATATATTATAATGACAGTTAGTACAACTGACTCTTTTACTCCGGGTGAAAGCATCAAGTTATATAGCAATGATGTTGTTGCAGTTGTAAAGAACATTCCGCATTATGAAATATCTCCATCGTCAAAAACAATACCATCATCAACCCCAAAATTTAAGTATGCAAATATTATAGAACGAAATAGTGGCGAAATTGACGATATTGTAGTCCATGATAATACAGGATATACCGAAATCGTAAAAACAGAACCGTCTAACGGGTTCTTTGCGACATTCGACGGAAATAAAATAACAATACACTCTAAAGGACGACAATTTAAATCTCTACCGAATGTTAGGTGCGGGGGTGCCATAATGTCAGCAGTGTCGGCTACAATTGGGGTACCCAAGAAAGTCGAATGTGTAGAACCCAACTTATCGAACATCGAAACTGAATTTGACGTTGTTGAAAATGCAGTTTTTACAACGCCCGGTAAATGGGCAAGCGATAATCATATACTTGGTATCGATTGTGTTGTCACTGATAGCAACTACTATCAACAGTTTTCATATAGGGTAGACTCTACCGTTTCACGCCCTGAGTACGAACACATTGTAAAAGCCGAAATTCATCCTGCTGGTGTCGTAATGTTTTCGCGTATGAAACTAACTATTGGTGGCACATTAAAAGGAATTAAAAATGCAAACATTTCTATTATCTAACGCCATTCGAGGGATTAGTCAGCGAGATTATACCCAATGGTCAACATCCCAGGATTATTCGATTGGTGATATTGTAGTTTCAAACCGAAACAAATATGTCGCAATGTCAAATGGGAAATCAGGAAGAGTTAAACCTGTTCATACATCCGGTCAATTAACTGACGGTGGGGTAGTCTGGCTATTTGTCGAATCGATTAGTTCGACTGATAGTATAACAGAATCAATATATCTGAAGCTTGAAGGTGAAACGTCATACTTTAAAAAATTGTCAGCAACAATGTTTTCACTTGGCAAGAAATACAAATTGTGGCTAGCCGATATTAAACTTATTCCAGGTGATTATGTATTGTCCGGTGATAGTGTATTTGTTGTGGTGGTCGGCGGCAATTCTACAATTGCACCGATTATGAAAACAAATTTTTCTTTTCAGACGTCCGATAATATCGTATGGCGTTATTGTGGCGATATCCCTAAAGAATCTAAGCGGTTTATCACCAATAGCTATATTCCCATCAAAACGGATAAACAAATTACTACAAACGTACAATGGCAAGCAGAAATTGTGGCGCAGAACGGGAAGTTATCCGATGTTGTCTTACCAAATGGTATTCAAGCATTTAAAACTCCTCAGGGTGAATTGTTTAATCCATGGGTTTCTGACCAAACAGATAAAGATATTATTGTTGTCAATGAAACATCGGGTATCGAGTATGAGTTGGGTGTGTCTGTTTCGAACGGGAGTGTAGGTGTAGACGTTATAAAGGCTGGTAGAAATATTTCACCAACAGACAAGATTATTATTGTTGGTGATGGCAATGGTGCAACTGTAACACCATCAATAGATTCTAACGGGTCTATCACATCATTAGTAGTGAATGGTGGATCCGACTACACCCAAGCAGAAGCATTTATTGTAAAAGAGTCATATGCTATTATTAAGATTACTAGAATTTATGCTGCGCCGTGGGAAGTGTTAAATAATGGAACAGCAGATTCATTGATTATCAATACGAAAATTGATACTATCCCGGGTAAAATCGATTCAAAGTTTAGATATAATATATTGGCCCTAGTGTCCACTCAAATGTCGACGGCCCGACACCTTACAGAATTAGACAATTATAATATATTATTTTCAAAAGAAATCGAACCAAAACAGAGAACAGATAATCAAGAAGAATCAATAACCTTAGAATTCAATTTCGGAGAATAAGATGATCTCTACGAACATCTCACCATACTTTGACGACTACGACAAACGCAAAAACTATATGAAGGTATTGTTTGCGGCTGGTCGTCCTGTTCAGGCTCGTGAATTAAACACCCTTCAAACAATCATTGGTAATCAGACTGGTATCTTTGCAGACCATATTTTTAAAAACGGGAGCCGAGTTAGTAATGGTGCGGTTTCTATCATCGAATATGAATATGTTCGTTTGCAGGATGCCAGGGAGAATGGAACTAATGTAAACCTATCGGACGTCGATGGGTTAGTAAGACTCGTTGGTGAGTCTTCTGGTGTTGAAGCTACATTAATCCATAAAGTCGATAAAGAAAACGAAGACCCTAACACACTATATGTGGTTTATACAAAAACAGGTATAGACGCTGAGCGCGTTCGTTTTCTACCCGGTGAAAAAGTGTTCTTTTGCGACGAAGCAGGGAATAAATTATACGATGTGAACGTGAAATGCCCAACTTGCCCAGGCTCTCTTGACACGCAAGACCAAATTGAGCCAGTTGGACCGTCGGCAAAATTCTTGAATGTCGCAGATGGCATATTCTATTATAATGGCATGTTTATTGACGTTGCGTCCACAAAAGTTCTATTCTCAAAATACGGGGAAACCGCAAATTGTAAAATTGGCTTCGACGTTGTTGAACAAATTGTAACCGCGGAAGACGATAACTCATTATATGACAATGCCCTCGGATACCCCAATGAAACTGCGCCGGGTGCAGACCGCTATTCAGTGAATCTAGTGTTAACCAAACGAACCTTGCAATCAGAAGATGGTTCTAATTTTATCGAATTGGCGACTATCGAAAATGGTTACGTTCAAACCATCAAGTCTGATGTCGAATATAGTGGTATCATGGACACCATGGCCAAACGAACATTCGAGGAATCGGGTAACTATACTGTGGTTGCCTGGAAACCAACGTACCGTGAACATAAGAAAGAATACGAGACAGACCCAAATGGGTTTGTATATGGTACAGAAGCGGATGAATCATTAGTAAATTGTGTGATTTCGTCTGGCACTGGTTATGTAAAAGGGTATCGTGTTGAAACTGCCCATGAGTCGTTTATCAACATACCTAAAGCTCGAACTACAATGTCTATCAATAATGGCAGTGTGTTCTTTAACGAAGGTTGCTATGTTGATTTGGTCCCAGACGAATCGCTTTCTGTATGGCCAAATAACCCGGCATCAGAATCAACAGTAAATTTACAAGAAATCCAATTATACGACGGTGAGCCTAACCAATCTGCACCAACAGGAAAAGTAATTGGTTCAATTCGTGTTGCAGATGCTATCTATATCGGTGAACAGAACGGCAAAAAAGTTTGGCGGTATAAAGTAATCGATAGTAGACTAAATGCGCCCGCTGTTAGTGTAAAATGTGTTAGCTCCGAAACTAGTCGGTTTTTAGCTGTCCCTGTTGACAAGTTTACTATTGTGAACCAGTCCGCAAAAACTATGTTCTGGAAACTGCCTAAGGTTAATGTACAAACATTGCGGGATTCTGATAACCCTGATCGTGGTTCTATCTCGTTGGCAGTTCGTAAGAAGTTAAATGCGACTTTGAATAGCTCAGGCTCTTATCAGTTCACCTTATCAAGTGCAACATTCGACCTATCTATTAAGGATACTATCATTGTTGTTGGGTCCGCGTCAGACTATGTGTCTGTTTATGCAACACCCGAAAACTGTATCCCTGCTGGCAATACTCTTACCATTGATTTAGGTGCAGGTCATTCTGGTAAGAATGTAGCTGTTATCCACACTGTAATCAATATCGATTTAATTGAGAAGCAGAAACAATCGCAAACCCATATATTAAGAAATATTAATCGAACCGATAGTGGTCAATTTAAAAATGCTATTAAACTCGGCCGTGCAGACGTATATGCGATTGAGTCAGTAACTGCATACTCGGCCAACAACATTGCTGTGACCGAAGACGTTACAGATAAATTTGTTTTGAATACTGGGGTAACACCATATTGTTATAACGAATCTAGCGTACAAATGAAACCCGAGGAATCAATTTCTAATTCGTTTAATACTATTGATATCAAGTTTAGATATTTCTCGCATTCGGACCCCAACCAGGCCGGTTATTTTACGATTGACAGTTACAGTTCTGTTATTAATGACGAAGACAGCTTAATCACATATAAGAATCTGCCGTCATATGAAGATTCTAGCGGCACATTATATGGTGCTGATCAAATAATCGATTTCCGTACAATTAATATCGGTGATGTTTCTGGTGAATGTCCTGCCACCCGTACAACTGCAATTTTTGACATTGGATATTATGTTGGCCGCATGGATTTACTTTGTGTAGATAGCAATGGTAAGTTCTTCCACCTGATGGGTCAACCTAGCGATGACCCCAAAGAACCTACGAATTCACAATCGGATATTATGCCGCTATACAAAGTTCTGGTTCCGGCATACACATATTCTGCAAAAGATATTAAGGTTCGCCTAATCGAAAACAAACGATATACTATGCGTGATATTGGTCGGTTAGAAAAACGAATCGAAAACTTAGAATATTATACTACATTATCGCTACTCGAGAGTGAGGCCGCTGCTGCAACGGTAAAAGACTCTAATGGTCTTGACCGATATAAGAATGGTTTTGTGGTTGACGATTTCTCAAAATACGGTACAGGAGAAACAACTTCAAGCGAATTTAGATCTATCCTGGACACCGAGAAAAAACAACTCCGACCGAATTCAATCCTGAATAACAGAAAAGCAGAATTCAAGCTGAAAGACAGTGTCAATGCTATTGTCCAAAATGGTATTGCTATGATTGGGTACCAGCACGAAATGGTTGACGAACAACCATTTGCCAGTAGAAGCTTGTCTATCAACCCATATATGATCTACAGAAAAGCAGGGTCGATGATATTGACACCTAACGTAGATTCATGGGCTGATACAGAACGTGTACCGGATATGCAAATTGACATTGATACTGGTGTAGATGCTATTCGTGCATTGGCTGACAGAACAAACTCTATTGTGACAGCATTTAATAATCACGTGTTTGCAAACGCCAGCATTCTGGATAATAGTTCTGTTTCAACTGGTCTTGGCAATGTTAGTCGTCAAACCAATGTTCAAACTCGCGTATCTACTACCACTACCGCTTGGGGTGATTCTGTTGTTGGCGGGACACGCAACACAACCGTAACTGATAACACTACAACAAGAACTGACACAAGAACTGAAAGTAGAGCTAGCATTAGTTCCCAGACGAACACATATTCGTTTGATCGTGTTACAGATGTATCAATTATCCCTTACATGAGAGAAACAAACATCGAATTTGTGACAACAGGGCTTATGCCAAATACAAGATTCTTTGTATTTTTTGACGACCAAGATGTTACATCGCTGACGAGTGTACAAGGTTCTAGCAATAATATTGCGACAATGAACCAAGCAAATATGTTATTGAGTGATAAAAACGGCAATTTGTCTGGTAGTGTTAGAATCCCGGCTGGTAGATTCTTCACCGGTACTAGAATATTGCGGGTAACAAATGACAAGAGTAATAGCAAATCAGAAACGCTGGAAACTTCTTATGCAGAAGCACAATTTTTTGCGGGTGGGATTAACCAGCAAAAACAAAACGTGAATATGAATGTTATTACCGCAGTATATTCCGAATTCGATGATGTTGCCGTATCTAGTTCGTCCACTACAAGTCGTAATACTCAGACACGATCACAGTCATGGAATAGGACTCCAGTAAGGAGCACAAGAAGTTCTAGTAGGGACCCTATTGCACAAAGCTTCAAACTTGACTTTGATTGTTTCGTAAGCAAACTAAATTTATATTTTGAATATGCTGTACCAGAAGACGAAATTTGGTTTGAAATCCGATCTATGGATAATGGTTACCCGACAGAAAGCGTATTAGGTCGAGTTATCAAGAAAGGCAAGAATATCAAGGTAAGTCCTGATGCTAGTGTAGCAACAGAAATCGAGTTTCCGGTACCCGTTCGGTTATCTGCAAATACAGAATACTGTTTTGTGGTAGGTGGCGACAGCCCTCAAACCAGAATCTGGATTGCCAAACTTGGCGAGCAATCAGTAAATGTACCAGACAAATTCTGTGATACCCAAGTATCTCTTGGTAGTAGTTTCCGGTCACAAAATGGATCAACATGGAATGCCGAACAATACGAAGATATTATGTATAAACTGTTCGTTGCAAAATTCGGCAAAGACAACATGACATTGACGTTTGATGTGTCTGGTGGACTTGATATGGTTGAACTTGATAAAACCCCGTTTGAAGGAGAACGAAATAATAACCTGGTCAGGGTATACACCAAAAAACCACATGGATTAGTAGCAGGTGATAAAGTTACAATCGACTTATATCCCGATACCGAATATGTTGTAGACTTAACTAACGGTAGTATTGTCGTTGGCCACGAAATCCTAATTGACGGTAAGTCAAGAGCAGTTGTAACAGGTGTAGAGTATATTACACCAAGTCAAGCGGCAATTCGACTGTCAGCATTTGAAGGTAATGCTCTTGTTGGTAGTACATTTATCGCATCACCGTTTGTTAAAAAGCCAGCAGCAAAAGATACCTTAATGGCGTTCTATGATAGTGAAGTTGAAGATTATGATGTTCGCCAAGCGTCTGGTAGATTTGTTAAAGTAGCAAACGCAGAATCGCTAAACGGATTTGATGTTGCTAGTCTAAACGGGACGCATCAGGTAAAACGTGTTGACGATATATCAACCTTCGTTATTGAAATGGGGCAGTCGGCAACTAGAAGCGGTAGATTTGGTCCGAGCGGTGCTAAAGCAATGGTTAATATTAAAGCAGATATTGTAAACTTTGCCGGTGCATATTTGACTCACGAAGCAACTGAGCAATGGACGATGAGTGCAATTTCACATGGTGAAAAAGGTTCGTTGTTTGAAAGGACTAATTATCGTTCGCTTGACCCAATTGACATTATCCCGAAAGCAGATAGATACCTAGAACAGCCTATCAAAGTAGCATCTCTTATTAACGAACAAGCACAACTTTCCGGAAAAGCATCTGTAATGATTGCCGGTCGATTTAGTACAAGTAACCCATATTTGAGTCCAATGGTAAATGTAGACACATTTAGTCTTACACTTATTGGAAACGATGTTTGTTATCAAACCAAAGACGTTATGGACGCCTCGCCAAATGCATCTGGTCGCTTTATAGAAGAGACTCACAGAAGCCAAGGAAGCGAACGATTCAAATATGTTACGAAACAAATCAATCTTGCTAATCCTGCAGCAGATCTTAGAATTTGGTTTGATATGTTTAAACCAGGGAATTCGGATTTTGATTTGTATGTGAAACTAGCAAAACCAGAAACATCTAATATAGATGATCAAGAGTGGACGTTAGTTAGCGGGTATGATAAATCTCCAACGTCAACGAATATCAACGAATATGTTGAATTTGACCTATTATTGAGTAACATAATGCCCGATACTATGGGTCTAGATAACTTGTTTGGGTCATTTAAATTCAAGATTGTTGCTAGGAGTAAAAACAGTGCAAATCCGCCAGTTTTCAGAAACTTAAGATTGATTGCATATACATAATAAAAACGGTAACAGAATATTAAATCTGTTACCGTTTTTTCTATATCATGTTAGCTATAATAGTATTCTTCATCAGCCAGTTCTTCCACCATGGAAACCAGCATGTCGAAATCTTCTTCGGGACCGAGCATATTTGCGAGTTTCTTCACCTTCCGAACAGGTAAGTCATAATCTTCTGCCAACTCTTCAAGATACTGATTACGGTTGAGATAACCATTTTCTTGATATACATTGGTCTGGGACATAATAGACTTTCTTGTGCGTTAACAGTTAAATATAATTATATTAATCGCCTTCTCTTTTGTCAACAACTTTCTACCACGAAATATCAATTTTATGTTCATTTAACAAACCGAGTTCAGTCCTCACTACCGCCTTGTACCCGTTATTAACAAGTTCGGCAGCTAATTTTCGGGCAAGTTCAATTTGACCACTTACTACATAACTTGTCTTTGTATTACCATTAAGAGATTCCTCCCGTATAACAAGTTCAATTTGTCTAATATTTGTTTCGATAAACGAAGTAGATTCCTCTACGATAGAACGAGCTTGATGTGATGTGAGCATTTAAATACCTATATGAACGATATAAAAGTAAAAGGCCACCCGGGTCTTTATAGACGTGATGGTGCTGCTATTGTAAATAAGGATTGTAATTATCAGGCTGCTATTGATAGACTTAAAAAACAAGCTGCTGATATAACTAACGAACAGCGAATTGCAAATCTAGAAATAGCTGTCCAGGAAATTCTATTATTACTTAAAGGAAGACATACAAATGAGTAAACTTGATATTAGACCAAACGAGTTAGCAGTTAAAACAAAATGGGGTTGGCAGAATTCTGTTACTGGTGAATTGTTAGTATCTGCGCCTGGTTATTTCAAGGATGTTGAGGCAGACAGCGATAAACCAAATACAAAAAGTATTACCGCGAAACCTAAAGACACTAAAAAACCTAAAAACCCTAAAAATCAACAAAAACCAAAAGAGGAAGTTACCCAGGTGGAAACTGACCCAAACAGTGGTAATGATGCACCGCCCGCACCGCCAGAGCCTACCGAGGAATTATAATGATTCAGAGTAGACAAGATCTCGCTGAATATTGTTTACGCCAACTTGGTCACCCAGTAATCCAGGTAAATGTGTCCGAAGAACAAGTGTCGGATAGAATTGACGATGCACTTCAGAAATATTATGAGTTTCACGGTGACGGCAGTCAACGAGCATACCTTAAGCACCAGCTAACAGACGACGATATAACAAATGGATATATATCCATATCAGACAAAATTATGTCGGTCGTCGAAGTCCTTAACATGGGATTTTATGGCGCAATGAACATGAATAATTTATCTCATGTTGCATACATTACAGATATTGTTTCCGGTTTATCTAGAGACGGGCTCGGTAATTATGTTCAGAGTTTATCGTACCTAAAAACAATAGAAAATATCCTAAGCCCAGATAAGTCTATCAGGTTTATTAAGCATGGGAATATTCTTAGATTCGATGGCAGTTCTGGTAAAGCTGGGGATATAATTATCCTTAAATGTTATCTGGCTAATAAAGCAGAAGATTTACCGAAAACATTTAACGACAATTGGCTTAAACGATATACAACAGCACTAGTAAAAAAGCAATGGGCGAACAATTTAATCAAGTATAATGGTTTCCAGCTTCCATCCGGGATTACAATTGACGGAAGTACAATTTTATCAGAAGCTAATAGAGATATCGAATTGCTCGAAGAAGAATTAAGAAATGTGTGGGAAGATCCAATTATGCCGATGATTGGATAATTTATTATCCAACATATAGAGGCTAGACTAATGATAACTAAAAACATCAGACTAAAGCAAAAGAATTCTTTTGCAATGAATTTTAGTATCGAAGGATTAGAATTTGACAACATTTATATGTCAATCGCACCTAAATTCGATAATACATGGGTAGACACTTCATCATTCATGACAGTTTCTACTTTAGATAATACAACATCATTTAATATCGTTATTAAAGATGACTTTATTGACAAACAGACATGGAAGTTAGGTAAGTATAATATAATTGCCGTTCATCATGGTATTTCGAGAGTAATTGCTGCCGGCGATATTACAATCGAAACCGATGTAGACCAATCAGAATACTTACCATATCAAACATTTGTTGTAACTTCTAGAGAAGCAGTACCGGCACCAGTAGAAGGTGACAAGTATGACGAATCTATGCTGTCACTAATCGATTTTTACCTAACTTATGGGAAACAATAATATGGCAACTATGACACCTGCAATGCAAGCCGATGAGAAATTAGCTCTTGCGATTTATAAAACAAATAAAAAAATTGGTGATTTGTCCGAATTACCAACTTCGGTAAAAACAAGCATCATTGCGGCGATTAAAGAACTTCATGACGATATTGCGGCCGCAACATCAGGTGGATTGACGCAGTCTGACGCAGTTAGTATTGCGCAGGCAGAAATCAGTAAATTACTTGGTGGCGCATCGTCTAGTTATGATACCCTGAAAGAAATTGAAGATTCGCTCAAGCAAAACAACACGGCTGCGGCGGCTGTATTGAGCGAAATCGGTGCGTTAAAAACTAAAGATACCGAGTTGAATAACCGTATCAATCAAGTTGAAACTGATTTAACTCCGCCGTCTAATTGGCTCACTGTAATCGACAATATCCTAGCTACAGGGAAGTCGTAATATGAGTTTAGCATTTATTAGAACGGCTATCGAAAAGGTAGCAGCTAAGGTATATACATCTAACGAAATGCTTAAAGCTTATGTACAATCTAGGGGTAACGGTCTAATTACAAACGGTAGCGGCCTTCTTGCTGATAATACCAACTTCTCGGAGGCGGCATTTAACAGTGTTGATACCGCTGGCGGCTTTGGTAGTTTCCAAACGGATAGGCCTACTCATGTTCTGAGAACGGATGAATTTATTCCGTTGCTTTCGTCGTCATCGTACCGTTGGTCTTTTTTTGCTAAGACTCTGGTAAAAAAAGGCGACTCGATGGCATATGCGGTAGTATCTTGTTATGACGTGGATAGGAACGAAATTCTCACTCACCATCTTCCATTTGTAACGTTTCGTATTGCCGAACAGGCGAACTCGGGTGAGCGTTCGATCAAGGTTCATGCGGGTGATATAGCAACCGTGAGGTCTGCGCTAAATGGTCCAGGGTTATTATACCTGGTAAATGCAGTATATACTAATAGCAAGGGGTATACATATCCCACTGGTACATATACAAGAACCGTCTATAATGGAACTCAAAACTCACCAATAGGTGTGGTACCCACACAGTTCTCGATTACTGACGATGGCATTTTAACTGGATTCAATACCGGGTTCAACCAAACAATTCCCGCCGGCACTGTTCTAGGATTTTCTCGCTCTGGTGGCGTATACATTTATCCAGTTCTTGCGATGTCTGGACAAGCTGTTCCCGAGACCTGGACAGCTTATAGTGCAACGATTGCAGGGACGTCATTGAGGGCAGGTACCGCATTTGTAAGACTAGGTTGGCAGTTAAATCGTTCGTCAAATGCCGGTAATATTACCGCAGTATCGTTGATTAACCTGAGAGAGGTTTAATCTAATATTAGAACAGGGAAAATACAATGGCAGTTTCTAGATATTTTAACCATTTGGAAGAACACGGCGAGATTAATTTATTTGATTCGCTGGTACAAGAAAGCATTCAAATAAGCGGCTATGATGTATCATATATCAAACGAACTGATTTTGAAATTGACCCTGTTCTATACGAACCTAAAGCAAGTGTATTCGAGCATGGGTTTAGAATTGAGGCTAATATCCCAGACAATTTGATGAACTGGGAAGGCCAAGGAACTACAATGAACCAGTTTGGTATTACTATTCAGAACCAGGGTAATATTCTGTTCAGTAAGACTCGATGGGAACAAATTCAAAAAGAAAGAGCCGAACAAGGGTTATGGACAATAGACAGGCCATATGAAGGTGACTTGATATATTTTGGGTACGGATATAAAAAATATAATAATACACTGTTTATCATCAACCAGGTCGATTTTTCTGATATGTCATGGCAACTAGGAAGAAATTTCGTGTATAGATGTTTTTGCAGCTTATATTCTCCAAGCCATAATGAAAAAATACTTTCAAGTGAGTTTGATCTAACAAATCAAGTTGACGATGCTATCCAGGCAGAAGACGTCACCAGACAAAACGATAATGTCGACATGATTGGAAAAACGCTTCAGGAATTTAGCGAGAAACATCCGTTTGGAGGGTTTTAATGAAACCGTTCTATCACTCAACAATTAAAAGACTAGTTACCATATTTGGTAGTGTGTTTAACGAAGTTAATTATATTGATGATTTTGGAAAAGAACAACGGGTACCATTATTCTATTCGCCAAGAGAAAAGTTTTTAGTTGATAGATTAGAGTTGTCAGACATGCATCGTATTGGCACGACTCAACCCTGGCCTAGAATGGCGTTCGAAATGGTGGGTTTGAATTATGCACCTGAGCGACAAATAAACCCAATGCATAAAATGAAGAGCGACGGTGGGAAATGGCAGTATAATCGGGTACCATACGACTTCTCGTTTCATCTGTTTATTGCAACCAAACAATTCGAGAATTCATTAAAGATAATTGAACAAATTCTCCCAATATTCAGCCCGGCGTTTAATGTTACTGTAAATGAACTAGACGAGTGGAATACCAAGACCGACATATCAATTATATTAGATTCGGTACAACACGATATTGACTATCAGGGTGATTTGACTGAGCCTAGAACCATCGTATGGACATTAGGGTTCACGTTAAAAGCATATTTGTACTGTAAAGATAACTTGCAAGCACAAATCAAAGAAACGATAACAACACTGTCTACAAGTGAAATGGATGAACAATTCACAAGATTGACCGCAGAAGTAGTCCCGCGGTCGGCAAGAAAAACAGACGATCATACTATTGTTGAAACTAGGAATTAACCTTGTCCCAATGTAGTTTAATGTTGTCTGCCTGATGTGGCCTCAGGTTATGCGTTCGGATAAAGTCAATGGCATCTTGACGAGTTTTTACGGTTTGTTTAAACTCGTTTAGCAAGTGAGATATGTTAGATATTTGAAACACTGATTCTAATGTAGGTTTACTGACATGGGCATAAGAATCCCAATTATCCAGGATAACATGTGCATTTGGTATACCGTGAACCTGGAATAATTCTTCGGCGTGGTCTTTTGTCTTACCGTTGAATTCCCATGCCAGGTCTGGGTATCCCATGTCTTCGATTGCTTCGAATATAAACATAATTGTCTCTCCTAAATTAACAAACCAAATTTTAAACGGACGTTCGGAAAATGTCAATAGATATTTCAGAAGTAATTAAACTATCAAAGCCACAAGAATATGAAGTCGCTAAAGAGTTTGATAGAAAACACCCTGATACCGGGATTTTTGATTTCAGCGTTCACGCTAAATCGCAATTTATTCTTCGTGGGTACAATGCAAACGACTTAAAACACATGAAGAAATTTATTACTCTTAATATAGTCCCAAATGACAATCGTATGCATGTGATTGTGTCAAAATCAATTCAATATGGTATCGTTTGCCAGCGATATAATAATAAGGTTGCTGTCATTACAACATTAGAACGATATAAACACAAGACAAATGACAACAAGGTTATGGTAGAGTCTAAAGAATTGGATATACTATGGACAAGATAGCAGAATCGCTAGATGCGGCCGAAGAAACCCCGGTTCAGTTGCCAGTTGTTATTGATCATACTGACCAGGATGATTTTGAGGAACGGGTAAAAGAATTTAGACGGAATGCGGCGGCCAATGCGACACTTGATTTCCAGGACGCCCGCGTTAACATGCGCCAGATTATTCAAACTGGAATGGAAATGCTGCCTGATGTTGTTCAGAGCGTATCGGAAACACAATCAGACAAAGCTATCAACGCTGCAACAGGATTCTTGAAAGTATTAGGTGAGCTCAATAAATCACTTGTTGACTTGAATAACGATGCAATTGGGAAACAAGTCGGTAAAGGTAATCAACCACAACAAGCACAAATTGAAAACCAGACAAATAATGTTATCATTGTTGAAGACACGGCTGATATTTTTAAGCTGGCATCACAAAAACAACTGAAACGAGATTTTACAAACGAATAAAAGGGGTATCGAACAATCTTTCGATCCCCTTTTTCAGTTTAAACAGTAGGTACACTAATTTCTTTATCTGTAGTACCTTGACCGTTACAACAAGGACATTCAAACTCTTGCTTGTTGGGATGATTTAACATATTATATTATGTGGTATTAAAAGTCAAGTAATTTGTTTATTAAATTTTTAAATTAACCCAATAAATTTTAACTATTGGCCCTCAGTGGTCCAGGGTATTGAATTTAGTTTCATGAATTGAAGTGTGTTTAATATTACTTCAAATAATTAAAGTACAATTTAATGCGCTTAATGATATTTCATTTAATTGAAGAATCAAAACCGAATCAAATGTGTGAGCGTAGCGAACATGCGAAGCCGAAGGCGGAGCACCTAAATGATACTTCAATCAATGATATTTGTTTTAATGATATAAAATGATATTTCATTGATTAGAATAATACCACGCTACGAAGTAGCGTTGGTATCTCACTCGGAGAGTGAGCATAAAACAATTGAAATATCATTTAATGTGTTTAATGATGAAATATCATTTAATGATATAAAATGAAGAAGAAATAATGATACTTCAATCAATGATATTAAATGAAATATCAAATTTCAATACGATTAAAAATTTTGATCAGACTATCCCCAAAATTAATAACATTTAATTTCATTTAAAACTTTTTATTTCTTTTAATAATACATTTTAATATGATTTAAAATACAATTAAATTATTTTCAATGTTTAATGTTCCATCTGGTCACTTTTAGGCCCATGTAGGACCTTAAAAATTAAGAACAGTTAATTGAAACAATACTTTAACAAATATCGTTTCAATTAACTGTTCTAAACGTTAACTTGTTTTTGATTCCTGTTTCAAAAAGGTCAATTCCGTCATTTCTTGTTAGCAGACTCACTAACACGGTTGGGTTGGGCGGTAACCGTATAGAAATGTTTTAGTTGTCTTTCGACATCCAACGCCTTGCGGTGTGTTACCACGGAATTAGCAACACCTGCGCTATTGAGATGACACGCCAAGTCAGAGCTCAAATCCTTTCAATTGTGTTTCTCTCACAACCGAATTATTTTATTAACGTCATATAAAAGCCCAACAATACTCTAGCTATTTGCAAGTATTGTTGGGAGATTTAAAGGAAATATGACGGCTTACTATTCAACACAACGACATCTGTATCTGCTTTATTAACACTACTAAACTCTCTGATTAGTCCTTTTAGCTATTCCTCATGTTCGTCTCTTTAACCCAGAGCCTCTTCGGATGGGCGAAACTACTAAGGCGTCATTAATGAGCCATCTAGCAGGATTAATAAGGATATCAAGATACAAATTAAAATCATAATAATCATTGTACTCTTACACCCTTAACGGGGTTACTTCTTAAGAAGCGGCACTCAAGAATATTAATATTTTAATTCGAGCTTGCCTCGAATGCCGAAGTCTTGTTGTTCGGCAACATGTATCACTACATGCTACATCTAGTTGTGGTCAAAGTCTTGCGGCTTAGCGTGTTTGGTGTTTCAGCTCACGCATATTGCTTCGTTACCGTAACAGCTGGATTGGTGACCAGTCTCGTACGGACTTATTGCCTAATCCCTTAATGGATATAAAAGTTGCTAGATGGAATATCAAACAAACAATCTTGCTTTGACGTAAAAAGATTAACGTTTGTTTGACTCATTGTCTTTATTACAAATCTATTTATGGTTCTAAAAAATAGTCATTATTATAACAAACTATGATATCGAATGTCAACATCTAATCAAATTTGTTATTCGTAGAATGTCGCAATTATAGCACGCAATTTAATCTGATGTCAACACTTAATAGCTCCAAAAATCAAAATATAAATAATTGACAATATCACTGAAAGGACATCATATGCGGTTTAATGGTAATTCGTTTGTTTTGGTACAACACCCGAAACTTGTAAGAGAACCCGAACAAGTAACTATTGCCTGGTTATATCGACAAATGGATATGCTAAATGACGGTAAATGGTTAATTGAGGGGTTAGGTGGACTACAACCAGTAAATGCCGTATCTAAGCACAATGTGAGTAAAACAAAATTGATATCTGTTATCACAAAACATTCACAACTTATTAACACTCATCCAGATAACCAATTCGTTGGCTGGGTAACAGAAACGCCAATCAATGTTGTTGATGCCGCTGAGCAATATTCGCTTATTATTAGACGTCGTTGTTCAGAAGATTATTCGGTACATGGTGATTTGTGGGCACGTGACCAGGCTGTTAGGATGTCTGAAGAATTCTTCGAGAACCATTTATTGTATTCAATTGATGGGCCTGGCCATGTTTTTGTTGACAGCTGTCTAATGGTAAACAAATGAAACAATTTGAACAAGTAATACCGTTGTCGGATTTTGAAGTATTAACACCAACCGGGTGGAAAGATACTACAAAACTAATCCAGACAGAAGAATATAACGAATACGAGTTACAAACAGATAAAGGGTCAGTGTTATATTGTGCCGACAAACATAATATTATATTAGAAGACGGGTCTGAACATTTTGTAGACGATTTGTTTATTGGTATGCGTGTAAAAACGAAATCTGGTGTCGAAATTGTATCGTCTGTTAAGCCAACAAACAGAAAAATCAAGATGTTCGACCTTGAAGTTCCAGATGGGCATGTTTACTATACAAACGATATTGTGAGCCACAACACTACAACATCAATGGCATATTTGTTACATCAGGCTATTACTAGACCCAATATCACGGTTGCTATTCTCGCAAACAAAGGTGATACTGCTGCCGAAGTACTGGACCGGATTAAGTTTGCTTACGAGTCATTACCATGGTTTATTCAAGTTGGGGTTAAAACCTGGAACAAGAAAAGCGTTGAATTGGGTAATGGTAGTAAGATTATCACAGCAGCTACAAGTGGGAGTTCCATTCGAGGAAAATCGATTTCCGTGCTCTATTTGGATGAGTTCGCGCATATTGATAACGATGTCGAGTTCTATACCTCAACCTATCCCGTCATCTCGTCTGGTAAAAGTACTCAAGTTATCATGACTTCGACACCGAAAGGATTAAATCTCTTCTATAAAATTTGGACAGATGCCATCGAAGGCAGAAATAATTTCAAGACACTTGCATACGATTGGACTGTTGTTCCTGGCCGAGATGAAGCTTGGCGTGAAGAGACCATCGCCAACACTAGCCCAGTTCAGTTTGCACAGGAATTCGAGTGTGTTGATGGCGACACTATTGTTACAGTATTGGACACTTTGACAGGCAAGGAATTTGATACTACAATATCAGAGTTACATTCAATGGTTGAGCAAAATGAACAAGAAACTATCGCAAGAGGAAATAATTAGTAGGTTTGTTGCAAAGTACGGAAACAAGTATGATTATTCGCTTGTAGAGTACAATGGAATAGACACCCCTGTAAAAATAATCTGCCCTGTTCATGGGGTGTTTGAACATTCGCCTTATCAGCACCTATGCAGAGCTGGCTGCCCGTCTTGTTATGGTACACCTAAACTAACGACAGAACAGTTTATACAACAATCGCAAGAAGTACACGGCGATAGATATGATTATTCCCTTGTTGAGTACAGTGGCGCCACCAAAAAGGTAAAAATAATCTGTCCCGACCATGGCGTCTTTGAGCAGATAGCAATCGTTCATAAATCGGGACACGGTTGCCCAAAATGTGCGAAATTGCCAGAAGTATTCCTTTCTACAACAAGTGAGTTTATTAAAAAATCAAACGAAAAACATAATAATAAGTATGATTATTCGCTTGTTGAATATAGAAATTGTTACGATAAGGTAAAAATCATCTGTCCTGACCATGGCGTGGTTAAACAATCGCCTAATTATCATTTAACCGGAACTGGTTGCCCGACGTGTGGGAGAAACAAAACTAGGGGAAAACCAAGCAATATAGAATCCATGGTGTCTAATTA